CGATCTCCAGTCCGCCGTTGCGACATTGCAGAACCAGATCGGCGAGCAGTCGGAATACGTCGCCAGCGTCGATGCCACGTCACAGCAGCAGATCACCGCCCTCACGGCCAAGAACAATGCGGCGACGGCGCAGATCGTCACGATCGCCAAGGCCGTCGTCACCACGAACAGCGCACTCGCCGAGCTGACGACGACAGTCACCGCCCAGTTCAACCAGCTCTCGGCCGGCGGCATCCTGTCGTGGCAGGCGCAGGCCGGCACCGATGGCGTCTCGACCAGCGTCACCATGGTCGTCACCGCGTCGGATGGCACCACGCAGGTCGAGGCCGGCACCTATACCAAGATCGTCTCGGACGGTCATGGCGGCTTCACCTCGCAGACCATCTCGATCGCCGACAAGCAATACTGGTCGGACGATGGCGGCACGCTGAGCCAGCCGATGACCTACGACGCCGACACCGGCCTGCTCACCGTCGACCAGCTCACGGTGAACAAGGTCACGAGCGCCAGCGGCAAGCTGACGATCGATGGCACGACGGCCAACAGCCTCGGCGAAGAATATATCGAGATCACCAGCTGATGGCGCTCCGCACGATCATCACGCCGACCAAGGTCTCGGTCTTCATCCCTTCCGGCACGGATGGGAACGATCCGTTCCGCGACCCCTCGAGCTATGTCCGCAACATCATCTTCGATGGCCGCTTCGGCTACTACCAGGTGGAAATGGCCGCCGATGCGGCAGTCAGCCATCTCGCGGTTGCGGCCGATCCGGGAGCCTCGTTCACCGGCACCAGTCCGGCCAACCTGGGGTACGTGGTCTACAATCTGCGCGTCGCCAAGTCCTTTGTGCTGCTGACGCACAATCTCGGCCTGATCCCGCGCGTAAAGGTTTCGGACGTCAACAACGCGCTGCTCTCGCCGGCTCGCCCCATCCAGAAGGCGACCGGCTCGGGCATCTGGACCGCCTATAGAACCGTTCGCACCAGGGTAACGACGACGCAGGTGATCCTCGATGAGATCGCCATACCGGGACCGATCGGTCTGCCGGCGCTCAACACCACCTATCATGTTCGCGTTTTCTCGCCGATCGGCCCGGTTGCCGGTCAGCCGGGCTTTCTGGCGCGCCCCTCGGCGGTCGAAATGGCCCAGGGGGCAGTGGACAGCGCGAAACGGAGCCTGCGCGTCGCCAAGTCAGGCGAGACGCACATGGTCAAGCCGGTCGGGCGGGCGTCCGACGTCAAGAACGGCCAGTTTCGCTTCGTCGCGGCGAATGGCACGATCTACGACACGGACATGGTCACCGGGTCGGCGAGCGATCCCTACAACGGGTCCTTCGCCGGCCCCACGCTGGTGCCCGTCGTCCTATGACGACCCTGTTGATCCGCAAATCCGGCGTCGAGCTCTCGACCTCGGCGCTCGGCTATGTGTTCACCACGGACGGCCGGCCTTTCAGCCAGCCGTGGACGCCGATCGCCGTCACGGCTGGCGGCGGCAGCGGACCTTTGCCTAGCGGCATCGTGTTCCCCAGCTTCGACAAGACCTATGGCTATATGTACGAGAAGTTCAGCTCGCCGCCGGCTGATTACTGCACCACTTTCGGGCGTTTGCCGCCGCAGGAATGGGGTCCGTCTGGACTGGGCTACAGCTCCCCGCACCTGCTCGCCGATATCGACCTCGGCGCAGCCCCGCTCGATGCCGACGGGAACGTCGCCGCCGATCTCCTCGAACTGCAAGTAAATCTCACCCAGTCCACCGTGCCCAGCTTTGCCGGGGCGGTGGGTGGCAAAAGCATGATCTGCTTCAACAGCCCCTATTGGCCCTGCGAAATCAGCCAGGGCGCCTGGATGGACTGCGAGGACGGCTGCTGCCCGGTCGAGATGATGATGGGAATTGCCCGCCAGTTCTGGGTCGAGATCGTGAGCAAGCGCATCGTCCTCAGACGGCAGCAGTCGATCACCGGCGTCGAGGTCATCCCCGGCGGCACGAGTGGCCTGCCCGACCAGTTCGGCGTGTTGACCCACCTCATCGATGGTCGCACCGGCAACGGCGGCAACAGCAATGTTGGCGGCTCCAACCAGTGCACCATCACGAATTCGATCGACTACACGACGGCCTATACCGGCCAGCTGATCATCACGCCGGTCAACTACAAGGGATCCTGATGGCCACTTCGCTGACGCCGATCACCGGCACCGCCAACGTCACCAACGATTCGACAACCGTCGAGGTGGTCGGCATGGCGCTCTCGGCTCTCAACTGCGCCGACGGCGCGCAGGTCTTCCTTGCAGGTCTGGGCTATTTCGTCTCCGGCGGTCCGACCGACACGACGCATTTCGAGCTGGAGCGGCCCTACGAAGGAACGACGGGCACGGTCAGCTGCTCGATCGGCCAGGTGACGCCCGAAATGACGCAGCGGATCGCGCTCGCCCGAGCGATCGCCGGCTTCGACGCCTCGGCCCAGCTCATCGCTGCCAACCAGGCCGGGCTGAGCTATAGCTACACCGGCTCGACGGCTGCGCCGATTTCCGGGCAGGTCGCGCTCGACAACGCCGATCCGGCCTCGGCCACCGCGATCAACTTCAACGAAGCCGATCTTTCGCAGCAGTCCGTTGCGGATCGGCTGGGCCAGATCGCTGCCGGAGACCAGCTCACGATCCGGGCGATCGATGGCAGCGCCCGCGTCAGCTACATCGCCTCAGGAGCGCCAGTCGACGAGGGGAGCTATCAGCAGGTCGCGGTGACCTATCTGGGCTCGGCCGGCGTGCTGGCGGCCGGTGCGCAGGTGGTGGTGGAACGGCTGGCAAGGGGACCAGGCTGGGCGCCGATAGCCATCCCCGGCGGCGACTACAACCAGGCGACGGCGCCCGGCGCATATGCTGGCGCCGGCGGAGCGGCGATCAACGGGCCGCCGGGAAATGGCGCATATGGAACGCTCTTTGTTGCACAGCGAACCGCGGCCGTTATCACCCAGCTTGCGATCTTCTCGCAGGATGCAGGGGCGGCCCTCGAAGTGTACGCGCGTGGCTCGGGTAATGATGGCGTGTTCAGCGCCTGGGGGCGCCTGCTGACCGAGAAGGATATTGGTTCGGCAGTGCAGGGTTACGACGCGTTGCTGCAGTCGATCGCCGGCTTAACCGGGGCGAACGGCGACTTCCTCGCGGTCACTGGGGCCGCAACCGCTGCCATGCGGGCTATCGTCGGCACCGTGTCACAGTCCGCTGGGGTGCCAACGGGAGCGATCGTCGAGACCGGGGGCAACGCCAACGGCAGCTACGTCCGCTATGCCGATGGCACCCAGCGCTGCCGCACGGTCCAGTCCTTCAGCCTCGCCACCGGCACGGCCCAGACAAATACGTGGACCTTCCCTGCAGCCTTCGTCGATGCAAACGCGATCTGCAACGCTAATGGCTTTCGACAGGGAGGCGGAGTGGGCAGTGTGAGCGTCATTGCCACGGTTGCGTCGCAAGGGAACGTGACGGGATCGAGCATGCAATACATCGTCGAGCATACGATCGGTAGCACCCAGATTATCAATGTCATGATCACGGCAGAGGGCAGGTGGTTCTAATGAGAATTTCATTCGTCCCGCAGCGGCGCGACGATGCGCTCAACCTTTCCAAGACGGGCGACGTGCTCTCCATCAATGGAGAGGCATTCGACTTTTCGAGCATCCCGGACGGCGCCTCGCTGCCGTCAGGGGCGGTCCCATGCGACTGGATCATGAGCAATAGCTACATCGAACGCGTCGGTGGCGAGTTGCAGTTGACATTGGTCCTGCCGATCGGGCCGAACCCATCGCAGGCCATCGCGTTTCCGCAGCCAATCACGGTGACGGCCGACGGGCAGATCGCAGTTCCCGCTGATTCAGTGCCGGAGGAAGACCATGTGGACGCCTGATCCCGCGACCATCATCACGGCCGAGGCCAAGGCCACGCAGGCGACGGCGGACGCATGGACGGCCCTTCGCGCCCAGCGCGACGCGCTGCTCGCTGCGTGCGACTATACGCAGCTGCCAGACGTGCCTGATGGCGCCACGAAGGCCGCTTGGGCCACCTATCGCCAGGCACTCCGTGATCTGCCGGCCAACACCCCCGATCCGACCATACCCTACTGGCCGGCGGCGCCGTCTTAAGTGTGTGTGACGTTGTCGCGGCGCCGCAGATGGTAGGAAACTTGAAGACAGGAATTGAGGTTTGCCGTCACCGTCTTGGTAGCAAGGTCCTGATTATGCCATCGTTGGGCCAACCTGCTCCCTAGGCTAGGCGAAAGAGCCGCAATAATTCCGGCCCATTTCGATTTCCCCATCAATCCTTGGCATGCCAGAACTTCAAATCGACCTTCAATCATCGCCATAGATTCCGCCCCGAAAGGATGCTCCCACGCGGCATCCGTCTGAAATGGCCGAAAGACAGCGCGGAGCAACCGAAGTCCCCACCAAACCTTGACCGGATCGTAGGTAATGATCTCGCCACCCGGCGCAAGGCGTTTCTCCACCACGTCAAGGAAGGCGCCGAAGTGCTTGAAATGGTGGAAGACCGACATCGCGTAAATCAGGTCGAATTGGCCCTCCGGAAAATCGTCAGCAAGGAAATCACCGGCATACAGCTTGACGGTTGGGCCGTCGGGCAGCTTCCGCCGCAGTTCATCAATCCGCGACTGGCTGAGATCGACCGCAACGTATTCGCGCGCGGTTTTCGCCATCTCGACCGAAAAAGCGCTGCCGCTTCCCACGCCGAGTTCTAAGACCTTCTTGGTGCTGAGATCGCCCATCCACTTGTGATGCAGGGCATATAACGACGGTAGGAAGTTCGTCGTCGAGAAGACGCCGAGAACACGGTGGCGAAGCTTGCGCCAGATGTTCGTGGCGCCGCTGTTAACGGCATGGGGGGCCGCCCCGGATGCCACTTCGTAATAGGCCTTCTGGTCAACGTTGATCGCCAGCATCTCGCTGATTTCGCTACTACCCATTTCGCGCTCCTCCTCGATCCCTCTCCAGACCGCTGCCTGCACCGCCAGTGGCAACTCACTTTATCAGGCCCCGCAATCCCGCGGGGCCTTTTTCTTGGAGACTACCTATGACGACCCTCAAACTCGGCCTCAAGCCACGCCGCGAAGGCAGCATCAAGCTGAAGTTTTCGCAGTATGTGGTCGCGGCAGCACTGCCGACGCCGCCGGCCACCTTCGGGCACGAGACGCTGATCCCGGCTGCCGGCTGGGGCATGCTCGGCAACGACCAGTATGGCGATTGCGTCTGGGCCGGCGCTGGCCACGAGACGATGCTCTGGAATAAGGAGGCCGGCCGCAGCGTGATCATCATGCCGGACAACGCCCTCTCCGATTATTCGGCAGTGACCGGCTTCGACCGCGACGATCCGTCGACCGATCAGGGCACCGACATGGACGATGCCGCGAAGTATCGCCGGCAGACCGGCATCGTGGATGCCAGCGGCAACCGCCATAAGGTCGGCGCCTATCTCGACCTCGAGCCGGGCAATCTCGATGAGCTGTTCCAGGCGGCTTATCTCTTCGGCGCCGTCGGCATCGGCATCGAGGTGCCGAGCTCGGCCATGGATCAGTTCAACGCCGGCCAGCCCTGGGATGTCGTCAATGGCAGCACGATCGAGGGCGGCCACTACGTGCCCTTCGTCGCCAAGCGCGACAACCTCGAAGTCGTTACCTGGGGCCGCACCCAGCAGATGACGGTGAAGTTCTTCGAGAAATATTGCGACCAGTCGATCGTCTACCTCAGCGAGGAAATGCTGGTCGACGGCAAGAGCCTCGAAGGCTTCGACCTCGCCTCCCTCAAGGCCGACCTCGCCGCCGTCACCGGCTGATCCGCGCCGCATCGCCAAGCCTGCCGCAACCCGCTTCGAGCGGGCTTTTTCATGCCCGCTCGCAACAGCCGAAGGAGACCAGAGATGCAGCCCCGCGAACTTCACGGCGCGGCGCGGATCATTGCCGCGCCGCTTCCCATCCGCCTCGGTCGTGCCGCCCGCCGAATCGGCATGCCGGCCGGTGCAACCGAGCTCAGTCCGGCCGGCGCCATGATGACGATCGGCCTCGAGGCGATCGTGCTGACGCCCTACTGGGACAGCGGCCACGTCCTGACAATCGGCTGCGGCCACACCGCCGCAGCGGGTCCGCCGGACCCCGCAACGCTCTGGAACCGCACCTGGACAATCGGACAGGCCTGCGCCCAGTTCGATACCGACGACGCGCAGCGCTACGTCGCCGGGGTGCTTCGCGCTTTCACCCGGCCGCTGAGCCAGGCGCAGCTCGATGCCGCCTTCGACTTCAATTACCACACCGGCCGGATCGAGACCGCAAACTGGGTCAAGCTCTTCAACGCCGGGCAGGATGCAGCGGCCGAGCAGTCGCTCATCACCAACTGGCTGTCGCAGCCGAGCCGCACCAAGGCCGAGGCGGCGCTGTTCTTCCACGGCACCTATGCCGGCGACGGCACGGCGCTGCTCGTGCCTGCGAACGGG